TTTTTTCTCCCTTGTTTGTTTTATCTGTAAAATCTATTAAAATTTGATATAAAGGTCAAATAATATATTGTCTAAAATACCCTTGATTTTAAGACAAAAAGTAGAACATTATTAGAACAAATTATGGCAGATATAGTAAAGGAAGCAACTGAGTATCGAATCAAACAAATAGAACTTGCAGAAGCTAAATATTACAAAGAACTCACAAAAGCATTAGGAAGAATAGAACAAGAAGTTATATCTTTAGCTGGTAAAGATTTACCTACACAAGATGGTAAGTTAATAGAACTACAATCAGCTATTGCAATCAGACCTAAAATAAAAGCTATTATAGAAAAAGAATATTTACCTTTTGCAGATAGAGTTGTTAGAGAGGGTTTTAATAAACAAGCTAAAAGAATAGAGAAAGCTTTTAAGAGAATAGGTAATATACCTGTTGAGTTTCAAGAACTTACAAAAGGTGATTTAGCTTTAGTACAGAATCTTAAACAACAATACTTTACTCAGTTTAAAGATGTATCAAATACATTTACGAGAAGATTATCAGAAAAGGTTTATCAGAATACTTTAGTTGGTTCAGACTTTGCAGATTTAGATAAAGAATTAAGACAAACTATAAATGGAATCTATGCTAGTTCAGATGATGCAGAAGCTAATAAGCTAGTAGAGTTTATAGATGATAATAAGTTTAAAAAGTCTATGCAATCGCAAGTTGATAAGGCAGTTCAAACTTTACAGACTAAATTTGCTAGAGATCGTGCTGGTGAGAATATGAAAAGATATGCTGGGCAGATATTAAACGATTCTTTACGTGATTTTGATGCAACATTAAACTTCAATAAGTCAAATGATGCTGGTTTAACTTTTGTTAAATACTATGGAGATGTAATACCCACAACACGACAGATTTGCAGAAATCTTATAAATGGTGTAATAAAATCTAAGAGATCAGATGGTCTTTTTACGATTGATGAGGTTAGATCATTATGGGCTTCAAGAAGTTGGTCAGGCAAAAAAGCTGGAAACCCTTTAGTAGTTCGTGGTGGTTATAATTGCAGACATCAATGGAGTTACGTCAACCCTGATTGGTATGATAGTGACGGACAACTAATAATATAGGAGTAAATATGTCAGAAGATAAAACACAAGAAACTTCAACACCTGTTGAAGCTAAAGAAGAAGTAAAACAAGAAACAAAACAAGAAACTAAATCATTTACACAAGAACAATTAGATAACATTGTTCAGACTCGTATTATGGCAGAACGAAAGAAGTATGAACGAAAAATGGAAGAAGAAGATAAGCAAAAAACAGAACTTCTAAAACAAAAACAATTAGAAGAAGCTAAATCTAAATCTGAAATTGAAAAGCTTATGAAAGAAAGAATAGCTGAAAAAGACTCTGAAATAACTAGATATAAAACAGAAATCAAAAAAGAAAAGATTGATAATTCTATCTTATCTGTTGCATCAAAGAATAGAGCAATCAATCCTCAACAAGTTGTTTCATTATTAGAAAGAGAAGTTAAATTAAATGATGATGGAAGAATAGAGGTACTTGATAATAATTCTAATGTACGATATAACCCTAAAGGAGAACTTTTAACAATAGAAGATAGAGTTAATGAGTTTTTAGATACGAACCCACACTTCCGTTTAAGTACAAATCAAGGTTCAGGAAGTAAAGCAAGTATCGGTGGTAATACTGTTAAACCTTTTAACTTACAGGATCTAGACCTTAATAAACCCGAAGACAAAAAAGCTTATGCTGAGTATCGTAAGCAAAGAGATTCAGGTTCTATTAAGATTAACTTAAACAATAAATAATAAAGGAAACAAACAATGGCAAACGAAACAACAAGCACAACCCTTTCGGAACTATACACCGAAATCGTTGCAGAAGCACAATTTGTAGCTTCTGAAAAATCCATTATGAGAAACTTAGTTAAAAACTATGCGATCTCAGGTGGTGGTAAAGCAGTTGAAGTTCCTGTTTACGCACAAGTAAGTGCATCAGCAGTAGCAGACGCAACTGATTTAGCAAACACAGCAATCAACCCAAGTTCAGTAACGATTACTGCATCTGAGGTTGGTGTTATGACAACATTAACAGATTTAGCAAGAAACTCAGCACCAAGAAATGTTGCTGGTGATATTGGTAAATTATTTGGTGAAGCATTAGCAAGAAAACAAGACGCAGATTTAACTGCATTGTTTGATGGCTTTAGTGTAGCAATAGGTGATGGCTCAGCTGTTATCTCATCTGCTATAATCTTCCAAGCACTTTCAACTCTAAGAGAAAATGCTCTTAACGTTGATGAGTGTGCAGTTGTTCTACACCCTAAAATCGCTTATGACTTAAAAGCTGGTTTAACTAATACTTTTGCAAACGCAAATGCAAACGACTTAGCAAACGAAGCATTAAGAACAGGTTTTGTAGGTAGATTAGCTGGTATGCCTGTATTTGAAACTTCAAATATAGCAAACACAGGTAATGCTGGTGATTATAAAGGTGGTGCGTTCCATAAAGACGCATTGGCTATCGCTATGATGCAAGATGTGAAAATCGAAACTCAAAGAGATGCTTCTCTTAGAGCAGACGAGATTGTAGCAACTTCAGTATATGGTGTTGGAGAAATCCACGATTCATATGGTGTTGAGTTACATCAAGACTCATCTATCCAATAGTAGGATATTTTGTGAGGGTGGGAAACTGCCCTCGCAACTAACATAGGAGAAACAATGGTTAAATTAATATTATCAAACGAGAAACAAATCACACTTAAAAGAGGTGATAAAACAATAACAAGAAGTCAATTAGATTACGAAACTAATAAATCTATGTATGATTTTAGAGGTTTCAAACAAGTTCAAGATACTGTAAAAGAGATAAAAGAGGTTAAAGTACAAGACGAAAAAGTTGTACCTTTAAAAGCTAAACGAAAAAAAAGGAAGAAAAATGAATCAATTAATTTGGTTAAAGAGTAGAAAAATAGCTAAATGGGTTTGGATTAAATCTAAGAATAACCCAATGTACTCAATACCTTTAGCACTAATAATCATTTATTTAATAGGTAGATAAAATGGCTAATTATACAGGTGCTGATGTAATAACTGCAAGTGATGTAACTAAGTATCAACCTGATGCTTTTGATTTTGGTTTAGCAAATAACTCAACTGAAGTTGTTAATTTTCTTGCACAAACTACTAATGATATTCTTAGACAATTAAGAATAGAATGGTGGCCTGTATATAAAACAAACATCTTTACAGATATTACAGTTCTTAATACTGCTGAGATGGTTAATACAAAAGTTAATTTAGACCAATTTGAACGTGCTGGAGTATATCTATTCTTAGGAAGATTCTATTTACCATCACTAACTAAATTCAGACCTGAAACAGAAAAAGATAGATTCGAAAGAATGGCAGAATATTATATGAGTCAATATAATTCTGAATGGAGAATGATATTAGAAGATGGTGTAGAGTATGATGTAGATTCATCAGGAACTATTGTAGCTAACGAAAGAGAATCTTTACACGGATATAGAAGATTAGTTAGATAATGGCTTTATCTGTTAAGATAAAAACTAATTCTAAAGCTATTGAAAAAAGATACGCAAGATTAAAAAGTAAATTTCCAAGCATTATAGATAAAGGTATATTACAAGCTGGGTTTCAATTATTAGATATTATCAGAACTAAAACACAAAAAGGTCAAGATTTTAGAGATTCAAGATTTGCACCTTACAGTTCAAGCTATTTAAAACAATTAAATCGAGAGGGTAAAAAGACAGCAGTTGATTTATTCTATACAGGTAGAATGTTAGGTGCTTTAACACCAAGTGGTAAAACAGTTAAAAAAACAGGAAAACATAAAATAACATTAGGTTTCTCTAATGCACAAATGCGTCAACGAGCATTATATAACCAAGTATTAAATGAACCTAAAAGAGAATTTTTTGGCTTTAATAAACGAACAGAAAATATTATAAGTAAGCAGTTTAATCGATTCGTTTCTAAAGAATTAAGGAAGATGAAAATATGAGTGTAAGAGAAAATATAGCATCAAATTTACTAACTGTTATTGGTAACATATCTAGCCCTATAACAATTAAGAAAGCTACAAGACAACCTTTTCCAATAGACGAATTATCTGAACAACAATATCCAGCAGTAATAGTACAAACATCAGAAGAAAATAGAGATGATTCTGAATTAGGTTCAGGTGCTAAGACAAGACACGGAACTATTGATTTTGTTATTTCAGGATTTGTTAAAGGTGCAGAAGCTAATATAGACACTAAAAGAAATCAATTAATCACAGCAATAGAAACTGCTGTTGAAATAGATATTACTAGAAGTGGTAATGCGTTAGATACACAAGTTATTCAAGTTGAAACTGATGAGGGTTCTTTATTCCCTGTTGGTGGAATAAGAATGACTATTAGATGTATGTATGAATATCAATCAGGAACACCATAGGAGTGAACAATGGAAAGAATATTAAATAAGATACAAAAGAAAATAGACCAAATAGAGAAATTACACGACAAAGAGTCTTTATTGTGTGAAGAAGTCAAAGACCTTATTGAAGAAATAAGAGAGGATAATGTAGAGGAATCTATTGAAGCTGATGATTTAGATGATGAAGAATTTGAAGAAGACATTGACGAAGACGAAGAAAACAAATAAAAGTAGATATTATGGCTAAAGATATAAAACTATATAAAGGTAATTCAGAAGTAACTGTTAATGAAACAAATCTTGAATATTTTGTAAGTCTAGGTTATAAGCAAGACAAAGAAGTAAAAGTTAAACCAAAAAAGGAAAATAAAAAATGGCAACACATCACGGAAAAGAAGGTGTAGTTACAGCTGGTGGAACAGCAGTAGGTGAATTAACTTCATTTACTCTTGAAACAACAGGTGACGTTGTAGAGGATACAGCATTAACTGATGCAACTAAATCATTTGTAGCTGGAAGAACATCTTTCTCAGGAACTTTAGAAATGCATTTTGATGAAACAGATTCACCACAAACAAGTTTAATTGCTGGTGCAACAATCGCTTTTATTCTATTACCTGAGGGTAATGCAAGTGGCGACAGAAGCTTTGCTGGTTCAGGAATTGTTACAGGAATGTCTGTGAACAATGCTATGGACGCAGTAGTTTCAAGAACTGTTACGTTTCAAGGTACAGGTGCATTAACAATAGGAACTGTCTAATATTAATATATGTCAGTTATAGATAGAGTTAAAACTCACTTTGAGAATTTAAGAACTATTACTATTGAAGTTGATGAATGGAAAGACGAAAACGGAAATCCATCTGTTTTTTATTCTGAACCTTTAACCTTAGAAGAAAAGAACATTATATTTAAGAAGTCTAGTAACTTCCAAGACTTAACTGTTCTTGTTGATTTGCTTATAATGAAACTTCAAGTTAAGAACGATAAAGGCGAACATATTAAAGCTTTTAAACCTGAAGATAAATTTGCATTAAGAAAAAAAGCAGATTCTAATGTTATTGCTACTGTTGCAAATCGTATTCTTGCAGATGCTAATTACGAGGAAGCCGAAAAAAAGTAGAAAGCGACCCTGACACGAGGTCGCTATTGGTTGTAGCAGACAGACTCCACATCACAATTCAAGAGGTTTTAGAAATGCCCATAAGCCATTATAATCTTTGGTTAGCTTACTTGAAAAAAGAACAAGATGAGTATAAAACAAGAACATCACTAGCTGAAGCGAAAAGGTTAAAAACATAATGGCACAAAGACTCAATATAGACATAGTAGCACGAGATAAAGCTTCAAGAACAATAAATAGTTTAAGAGGTGGATTATCAAAAATTAAGGGTGCTGTATTTAATCTTCAAAATGCTTTTTTAGGATTAGGTGCTGGATTAGCTGTTAGAAATTTAGTCAATACAGGAAAAGAATTAGAAAATTTACAAGTAAGATTAAAATTCTTATTAAAAGATGCCAATGAGGGTGCAAAAGCTTTTGATAATATGACTAAGTTTGCATCTAAAGTTCCATTCTCACTTGAACAAATACAAGGTGGTGCTGGAATTTTAGCAACAGTTACAGACAACGCAAGAGATTTACAAAATATGTTAGAGATAACAGGTAATGTTGCTTCTGTTACAGGATTAGATTTTAGAACAACAGCAGAACAAATACAAAGATCATTTAGTGCTGGTATTGGTAGTGCAGATATATTTAGAGAAAAAGGTGTTAGAAATATGCTTGGATTCCAAGCTGGTGCAACAGTATCAATAGAACAAACAGCAGAAGCATTTCAAAAAGTATTTGGTAAGGGTGGAAAATTTGGTAATGCAACAGATGAGTTAGCAAATACATTAGAGGGAACTCTCTCAATGATTGGAGATAAAGTTTTTAACTTTAAGAAAACATTATTAGATGCTGGATTCTTTGCAGAACTTAAAAGACAATTTGGAAATTTAGATAAAACATTAAATCAAAATGCAGATAGTATAGATAGAATAGCAATAGGATTTGGAACTGTATTAGCAAAAGCAGTTGAGGGAATTGCAAATCTATTTAAAACTTTAGCAGATAATATAGATAAAGTAGTTGTTGCTTTTAAATTATTAATAGCAATTAAAATAGTTACATTAATGGTTTCTTTAGGTAAAGCAGTAATGGTTGTTCTTGCTGGTCTTAGAGGTATTGTAGCTTTATCAGGTGTTGGAATGGCTTTAGTTGGTGCTTCAGTTGTAGCAGTTACAGGAACATTTATTGCTATGAATCACGAAATAGATAAAATTAGTGAGGGCTTATCAGAAGCAATAGATAAAAATATAGAATTTAAAGAATTATTAGCTGGTGCAGATGCCAACGAGGGTTTTGTTGCACCTTTAAAAGAAACATTAAAAAAATTAAAAGACATAAATGTAGAATGTAGAGAAGTACCATCTAAAGTAGAAGCTATGATGAAAAGCTTTGAAGAATTAAATAACACAGCATTAGAAAATTTAAGAAATAAAATTTCAGATATTAGAACTACAATAGTTGAGGGTTTAGATGCTGGTATAAAAAGTTTCTCTAACTCTTTAGCAAGAGCAATTATTTTAGGAGAAGATTTAGGAAAATCATTTAAAAAAATGGTTGCAGATGCTCTTGTTAATACTTTATCTGTATTAATTGAAATTATTATTAGAATGGGAATACAGAAACTATTAGGAATAGAATTAGGAAAAGTAGAAAAGAAACAATTAAACACTATGAAACAAAAAACAGCAGAACTACAAAAACAAGTTGCACTACAAGCTATATTAGTTGCTTTAGGTGGTGGTGGTGGTGGTGGTGGGGGTAATGGTGGTCTATCTAAATTCTTTGCAAGTGGTGGTGCTGTATCAAAAAATCAACCCGTTGTCGTAGGCGAGAATGGTGCAGAATTATTTATACCAAATTCTTCAGGACAAATTACACAATCAGCAAGAGGAACAGGAACAGGAAGTGTCAATGTTAATTTTACAATTAATGCTGTTGACGCAAGTGGAGTAGATAAATTATTAATTGAAAGACGAGGAACAATATC